CACCAGGAGTTTGTGAGATGGCAAAGAGTGAACCCGTAAAGGGCATTGAGATTACGGACGATGCGCCGGTCATTGAGACGGTTGCAGAGTCAAGAGATTTTTCCAAGCTCGCATCTGACGAGGCGTTCATGAATGAGCTGGTGACGGTGATGATTCATTCGACCACGGATGAGAACCAGGCGCCGCACGTCATCGTGAACTGCAACGGCACGAACCAGCCGATCATTCGCGGCGTGCCAACCAAGGTCAAGCGCAAGTACGTTGAGATCCTGGCCCGCATGAAGGAGACCAAGTACACGCAGGTCACGCCGAACCCGGCGGCCCCTGACGTCTCTGAGCTGCGCGCACGGCACGGCCTGGCGTACCCCTTCGACCTGGTCGATGACAGCAACCCCCGCGGCCGCGCATGGCTGCAGAACGTGTTGGCTGAGCCTGCCTAATGACGTACCTGGAGCTAGTCAACCGTGCCAGGGTGGAGTGCGGCGTCTCTGGCGCTCGCACTCTGCTGACCACGGTGCAGAACCTGTCTGGCGAATCCTTGCGGATGGCCAGCTGGGTCAACAGCGCCTGGGTCGACATTCAGACTTCCAAGGAAGACTGGCAATGGTTGCGGGCGCCGGTGGAGTTCAACACGGTTACGCAGCAGCAGACCTACACGCCGACACAAGCCAACGTGGGCAGCACGTTTGGCAACTGGAAGCGCGACAGCTTCCGGTGTTCGTCGGTCGGTCAGAACTACCGCGACGAGCAGCTGATGAATTACATGGAGTACACGACGTTCCGAAACCTGTACCAGTACGGGAACATGAGAACGACGTACGCCCGCCCCGTGGTCGTGACGATCGTGCCGGGCGTGGACAAGAGCCTGGGCTTCGGGTCGATCCCCGATCAGCCCTACGTCATCACGGGCGAGTACTACCAGCGCCCCCTGGACTTTGCGGCAGATGCGGATGAACCGGCGCTGCCTGCGCGATTTCACATGATCATCGTCTACCGGGCCATGATGTTCTACGGTGGATACGAGGCCGCGCCCGAGGTCTACCAGCGCGGCGAGACTGAGTTCAAGAGACTGATGAACCGTCTCGAGCTTGACCAGCTCACGGTTCCGGTGAGCGGGCCGCCCCTGGCATAGGAGGCCCGCGATGCCACTAAGGACCCCTCCGGTCAGCTATGACCTGATCCGCCTCTCCGGGGGTCTGGATCAGATCACCCCGACCCTGTCGCTGCCCCCAGGGGTGGCTCGACGGGCGGCGAACTTCGAGTGTTCGATTACCGGGGGCTACACCCGCATCGCCGGGTATGAGCGCTTTGATGGGCGGGCCAGCCCATCGGCGGCGCTGTACATCATCCTGGTCTGCAACATCACCGGCAGCCTGTCGGTGGGTGATTCAGTGACCGGGTCAAGTTCGGCCGCCGCGGGCAAGGTCATCGCGGTCAGTGGCAACAATGTCGTTCTGACCAGACTGGTCAGCGAGTTTGTTGCGGGCGAGTATCTCGTCGTCAGCAGCGTGAATGAGGCGCAGATCACGGTTGTGCAGGGCCCGTCTGCTGATGGCCTTGAAGATGCGACCTACAAGTCTCTGGCGGCCAACGATTACCGCAGCGACATCCAGGCGGTGCCCGGCACCGGGAGCATCCTGGGCGTGTCGCTATACAACGGCGTCGTGTACGCATGGCGTAACAACGCCAGCAACACCGCCGCAGACATGTACAAGTCGAGTTCCAGCGGTTGGGCGCAAGTCACGCTGGGGTTTGAGCTGAAGTTTGATGGCGGTACTGCGGCAATCAACGACAACGACGTGGTGACCGGCGCCACAAGCGGCGCATCTGGAACCGTCAAGCGCGTGGTGCTGGAGTCAGGAACTTGGGCAGGTGGCGACGCCGCTGGCCGACTAATTTTCGCCACGATCTCTGGCACGTTCTCCAATAACGAGAATTTGCGGGTCAGCGCAGTAACCAAGGCGGTCGCCGACGGCACGCAGGCCGCGACCACCCTGGCCAAGGACGGCCGGTTCCAGACCGTGATTGCCAACTTTGGCGGCGGCACGGCCAACTACAAGATGTACGGCTGCGATGGCAAGAATCGCGCCTTCGAGTTTGATGGGACCACTTTCGTGCCGATCAAGACCGGCATGGCGGTGGACACCCCCGACCACATTGCGTTTCACAAGCAGCATCTGTTTCTGAGTTTCGGCGCCTCGCTGCAGTTCTCTGCCCTGGGCGATCCGTACCAGTGGACCCCGCTGCTGGGGGCGGGCGAGCTGGCCATGAACGCGCCGATCACGAATTTGCTGGTGCTGCCTGGCGATCAGTCAAGCGGCGCCTTGGCGGTCTACACGCGCACCGACACCTCGGTGTTGTACGGGACGAGCTCCGGCAACTTCCAGCTCTCCACGTTTAACACCGGCACGGGCGCCCTGGCATACACGGCCCAGAACATGGACCAGGCCTACGTGCTGGATGACCGCGGGATCATGAGCCTGGGCACGTCTCTGAACTTCGGCAACTTCTTGCCGGCGTCACTGACGATGAACATCCGGCCGTTTGTAGAGCAGCGTCTCACCCTGGCCTGCGCCAGCCTGGTCAACCGAATCAAGGGCCAGTACCGGGTGTTCTTCAACGACGGCACGGCGGTCTTTCTGACCGTGCTCAACGGCAAGGTCCTGGGCTCGATGCCAGTGCAGCTGGCTAACCCGGCGCTATGCACGGTCGAGGGCGAGGCAACAAACGGCACGGCCATTTCGTTCTTCGGATCGAACAATGGCTACGTGTACCAGATGGATGTCGGGACGAGCTTTGATGGCACGCCGATCGCGGCCAACTTAAACCTCGTCTACAACAGCACGAAGTCGCCGCGGGTGCTCAAGCGCTACCGCAAGGCCAGCGTGGAGCTGACCGGTGACTCCTACGCCGAAATCGCCTTTGGCTACGACCTGGCCTACCGATCTACGGCGCTGGAACAAGCAGCAGATTTGACGTACCAGAACGACCTGCGTTCTGCGTACTGGGACAGCATGACCTGGGACAACTTTGTTTGGGATGGATCTGACATTTCGCCGTCGGAAGTAGAGGTGCAAGGAACCGCTGAGAACATGGCCATTCGGATTTCGTCAGTCTCTGCGCTGTTTCAGCCATTCACCGTCAACAGCATTGTTGTCCATTACACGCCGCGCAGAGGACTCCGATGAGCAACAGCTATTACACGCACACCACCTACCCAACGCCAAACTCGCCGGGCTCTTCTGCGCAGCTGCGGGCCGAGCTGGAGCTGATCACCGACGGCTTTGACAAGCTGCCGGTTTTGACCGGCAATGGCAATAAGATCATCACCGTTAACTCTGGCGGCACGGCGCTGGTTGCGGCCAGTTCGGTCAGCGGCATCGCCATTACCGGTGGGTCAATCAACAACACCCCGATCGGTGCAGTCACCCCGGCTGCAGGCAGCTTCACCACCCTGACAGTCTCCAGCACGGCCAACCTCGGCTCTGCGGTCGTCATCGCCGGTGGCACGATCAACGCCACGCCCATCGGCGGCACCACCCCATCCACCGGCGCATTCACAACCGTCAGCGCCTCGAGCGGCTTTACCGGCGCCTTGACCGGCAACGTGACGGGTAACGTCACGGGTAACGTCACGGGTAACGTCACGGGCAATCTGACCGGCAACGTGACTGCCGCAAGCGGCACCTCGGCGTTCAACAACGTGACTATTTCCGGCTCCTTAGACATGGACGCCGGCACCAGCAACACCATTATCAATCTGGCCACGCCGGTGAACTCCGGCGATGCGGCGCCCAAGGGCTACGTCGATACTCAAGACGGGCTGCGCCTGGCGCTTGCCGGCGGCACCATGTCCGGTGCGATTGCCATGGGCACCAACAAGATTACCGGCTTAGGTGATCCGACTAACAACCAAGACGCGGCGACCAAGACCTACGTCGACACCGGCCTGGCGCTCAAGCTCAATCTGTCTGGTGGCACGATGTCCGGCGCCATCGCCATGGGATCGAACAAGATCACCGGCCTGGGCACTCCCACAGCAACAACCGACGCAGCGACCAAGGGTTACGCCGACACCGGCCTGGCGCTCAAATTAGACCTGGCAGGCGGCACGATGTCTGGTGCCATTGCCATGGGCACCAACAAGATCACCGGTCTGGGCAACCCGACCGCGGACCAGGACGCAGCCACCAAGATCTACGTTGATAACAGTGTGCAGGGCCTGGACGCCAAGGCTTCGGTCCGGGTAGCCACGACCGCCAGCATCACGCTGTCGGGCACCCAGACGATTGACGGCGTGGCGCTGGTGGCCGGCAACCGGGTTCTGGTCAAGGATCAGAGCACGGCCTCGCAAAACGGCATCTATGAGGTCGCTGCAGGCAGTTGGACCCGGACGGCAGACACCAACACCTGGGACGAGCTGGTCCACGCGTTTGTGTTCGTGGAGTCCGGCACGGCCAACGCCAGTAACGGCTATGTCTGCACGGTCCAGGCGGGCGGCACGCTGGGCACGACGGCAGTCACCTGGGTGCAGTTCTCAGGCGCCGGCCAAATCACCGCGGGTACGGGCCTTACCAAAACCGGCAACACCCTCAACGTCAATACGGCCTCGGCCTCGCGCATCGTCGTGGGTGCGGACGAGATCGACCTGGCCCAGACGGGCGTATCGGCCGGCACCTACAAGTCAGTCACGGTGGATCTGTATGGCCGCATCACGGCGGGCACGAATCCCACCACCCTGGCCGGATACGGCATCACCGATGCCTACACCACGACCCAGGTCGACAACGCCCTAGCGCTCAAGCTAAACCTGTCTGGCGGCACCATGAGTGGTGCTATCGCCATGGGCACGAACAAGATCACCGGTCTTGGCGATCCCACTAACGCCCAGGATGGCGCGACTAAGAACTATGTCGACACCGGGCTAAACGCCAAGCTCAATCTGTCCGGCGGCACCATGAGCGGTGCTATCGCCATGGGCACGAACAAGATAACGGGACTTGACGACCCCACGAACGCGCAGGACGCGGCTACTCGCAATTACGTCGATACCGGGCTGGGCGGCAAGTTAAGCCTGACTGGCGGCACGATGAGTGGCGCTATCGCCATGGGCACCAACAAGATCACCGGCATGGGTGATCCGACTAGCAACCAGGATGCCGCGACCAAGTTCTATGTCGACAGCATTCTTGGCAGCGCCACGAGTGCTGCGGCGTCTGCGTCTGCTGCGGCGGTTAGCGAGAGCAATGCGGCTAACAGTGCAAGCGCAGCCCTTGGCTACTCAAACACCGCCCAGACTGCGGCGAATAACGCGGCTGCGTCGTACGACTCTTTTGACGACCGCTACCTGGGCAGCAAGTCTTCCGACCCCACGGTAGACAACGACGGCAACGCCCTGCTGGTCGGGGCGCTGTACTGGAACAACGTCTCGAACGTCATGAAGGTCTACGACGGGGCGGCATGGGTTGCGGCCTATCTGCCAGCTGGCGGCTACCTGGCCTTATCTGGCGGCACGATGACCGGCAACATCACGTTTGCCGGCGGCCAGACCTTCTCCACTTCTCAGCTCAGCGGCCAGGTGTCTGTGGCCAATGGCGGCACGGGGGCCAACACTGAATCTGGCGCCAGGACGAACCTGGGCGCGACCACTGTCGGCTCGAATCTTTTCACCCTGACCAATCCTTCTGCGATTCGATTCCTGCGGCTTAACGCCGATAACTCTGTCTCTACGCTGTCAGATTCAGATTTCCGCACAGCGATCGGGGTAGGTACAGGAACCGGTACAGTCACGTCTGTCGGCATGACTGTGCCGACTGGACTTACTGTAAGCGGCTCGCCGGTAACGTCATCTGGAACATTGGCGGTCACGTTCACGGCCGGCTATTCGATTCCAACGACAACCAGCCAGACGAACTGGGACACGGCTTACACCGACCGACTGAAGTGGGACGGCGGCTCGACGGGGCTGAACGCTTCGACCGGCCGCACAAGCCTGGGCGCAACGACGATTGGCTCGAACCTCTTCACGCTGACCAACCCGTCTGCGATCCGGTTCCTGCGAGTTAATGCGGACAACACGGTCTCGGCGCTGTCGGATTCTGACTTCCGCACGGCGATCGGCGCGGGCACGGGCAACGGCACGGTCACATCGGTCGGCCTTACCGTTCCAACCGGTCTGACAATCAGCAGCGGCTCGCCGGTCACATCGTCCGGCACCATCGCCGTCGCTTTGCAGTCTGGCTATTCGATCCCGACGACGTCCAGCCAGTCTAACTGGGACTCGGCCTTCTCCGAGCGGCGTCAGTGGGACGGTGGCAGCACGAACCTAAACGCCTCCACCGGCCGCACAAGCCTGGGCGCGACTACGGTTGGCTCGAACCTCTTCACGCTCACCAATCCTTCGGCGATTCGGTTCTTGCGGGTC